ATCTTGCTCTTGCTAATAAAACAGGTTTATATTGTTCTGGAAACAAAACTGTATCTGTATCATTTACTAAAGCTGAAGGTCTATTATATGCATAGAAATAAATTCTATAAACACCATCTGGTATTGGTGATAAACCAAAATGTCTATTATCTTCACTTCTTAAAACTCTTTGCGGCACTCCATATAAAGGAGTTGCTTTTGAACTATCTCTTTCTTCACCTTCAGAATAAAAATCACTCCAAGTATCTAAAGATACAAAAGGTAAATTTTTAATAAGGTAAGGTTCTGTTTTACCAGCTACTCCTTCTTCTGATAATGAAAATTTATCCCATACTACATTTGAGAAATCTGTATCAACTCCTGATGAACCTTGTTTTAATAGATACCATCTTTGTCCAGCTACTGTTTCAACATAAGTATTACCATTATAATTACCTTGTGTTCCTGAACTAGATAACCAAGACCAAGTGTCTTGTGAATCTACAATATCAAAGTATGCTCTATTAACACAATTAGCTACAAACTTTTGAATAGCTATTGCTCCAGCAACAGTTGATAATTCAGGTTCATTAATCTCAACAAGTAATTCATTCGTTAATGATAAATAAGTTTTAGCCATATATTAACAGTTCCATGCTCTTAGAGATTTATTAATTCTTGAGTTAGGGTCACGAGCAGTTTTAGCTGAAGTTAATTTTTTCTTCATGCCTTTCATTCTTGCACAGAATGATGCTCTTCTTTTATTCCCTACTACTTTACTTGGTGCTTTAAGATTTCTTTTTTTACCAGTCTTAGTACGACCTTTATTATAAGATGCTCTACCCTTTGCGTTTAAACCACCTTCAGGGTCTTTACCTTCTTTACGAGTCCAAGCTGGTGAAGATAATATTCCCATGTAATTCTTTATTTCTTTTTACTTTTTTTAATAACAATAACCATAGAGCCGCCTTTTTTCTTTGAATGTGCTTTACCACCGCAACTCATTTTAACTGGTTTCTTTTTATTTTTATACATTGTAATCCTTTTAGTTTAATGATTGGGGATATTACTACCCCCAACCATGTTTGTATTAACTATTTGGTATAGTTAGTATTAGTCTGCAACGTAGATTATTTTTCCTACGATTTCAGGTCTTAATACTTTTCTTCCCCAAACCATTAACCCTCTAACGATGTCAGAGAAAGTAGAAGTATCTCTAACTGTTTCTACTTTATTCATCGCACTTGCAGCAGATACTGCAGAGATTTGACCGAATAAAGCTTCAGGTGCAGTTGCTGAACCAGCAGGTGATGCACCAGATAAATCGTTAGTTGGTAAGTTATTAGATTTGTACATTTGGAAACCTCTTAGTAATCCAGATGCTACTAAACCATTTCTGATTGAACCTTGACCAGCATTGAAATCTACTGATAAAAGTTTAGAAGATGTGTTAGCTAGTTCGTTGTACCATTCAGGTGCAGCGACAAACCATCTACCTTCTTCAGGTGCATTAGCTTCATCTAATTCCTTAGCAGCCAATGACATTTGGTTTAATGGGTCAACTTCACCACTACCGAAACCGATATCAATCGGAACAGAAGTAGTTCCCATTCCTGTAGTTACAGTTGCACCTGCAGAAATAGCTGCTAGGATGTTTGCATCCATTGCATCTCTTAAAGCATATGCAGCATTGTCTGAAGCTACAGCTTGGAAGTTAACGTGAGAGAATCTCTTCTCTAAGTCATCAATCTTAAATGAAAAAGATTTAGCTTGGTCAATAGTAAGAACAAGTTCTTGGTCAGTTAAGTTAGTTGCAGTTACAGCTAGACCTCTAGTGTAGTCAGCAACTGAGATTTGAGGTTCTTTGATGATGTTTACTGTATCACCAAAGCTTGATATTTCGCCCATATAATCTGTATTACAGATTGCTTCTGCAACAGCAGCTTTTCTAAGAGCTATTTGTACTTTTTTGGAATAGACTTCAGGAATAAAGAAACCATTTGTTTGTCCTGCTACACCTAATCCAAAGTTATAAGTTGAACCACCTGCGAATTTTGCCATAGTAGTTATCTCCTTTGTTTATTGGTTAATAAAAAATAGATAGAATTAATCTATAATTCTACCTTCTCGTTGAGCTTTTACAATTTCTTTTTCGTATTGCATAAACTCATCGTCTGACATCCTAGCGATATCAGAACGTCTGAAAAACTTTTCTTTACCTTCTGGTATCTGAGCCTGTTCATTAGTTTTAACTAATAGGTCAGCACCATCTTGTTTAGAATTGTTCTTCTTAGTTTTTTTATCTAAACCAAGTCCTCGGTCCTTCTTATACAAGTCAATTGCTCTTGCAGCAAGTTTACCATCAGAATTATTTTCATATATCCATTTTTTAATTTCCATTGGTTGAGCATCAGCCCAGCCATGAAAATCATCTGACTCTTTAATTTGTTCAAAGTCTGGATGATATGTAGAGAGTTCTAATTCAGCTTCTCTTTGTTGAAGAGTTTTATTAGCTTTCTTTAGACTTTCTAATTCTTCTTGTAAAGTTTTTACCTCATTTTGAGATTGCAAGTGAGATACAGTTTCCACAACTCCATAAATGTCAGGGTAATCGTTCTTAAAAGCTTCTAGCTCTTCTTTAGATTTGGGTGGTGTATACTTAGGTCTGTTCTCTTGAAGTTGTACTTTAAGTTCACTTTCCTTACTACTCCACTCATTTAGTTTCCTGTCATAGTATCGTTTGAGGTCGTCATACCTTTTTTTGTAATCAACTTTTGCATAAGGGTTAGCTTCTACATTAAGTGCAGAATCTTGAACCTTATCCATAGTAGCTGTCGTATTATCATCAGAATCATCAGGGTTGCTATTCGCAGTAGCTGTTGATTGTGTGTTATTACTTCCAGGGTTTGGCTCGAACAAACCTGTGTCAGCAGAAGTTCTATCTGACGGCATTACATTATCTGTATGCCAAGATTTCTTTCTGTTGTAAGGGTTTGCTGCGACTTCTTTTAGTCCTTCTTCGTTTGTACTCATTTTGTCCTCCTTAGGGCTTCATAACTGAAGGTAGCTATGGTAGGTTTTTCTGTTTGAAACGAAACTACAAGGGCTTACAATAATAGTTTATTATAAGGTAGCTTGTCTATTCGTAGAGTTACCTTTCTCTACAAATTCTTTTATACTTCTTCTTCTGGTTGTTGAGAAGAAATTCCAGCATCATAATCTTGTTCTGCTTTTTTCATCATCTGTCTTAATTTACTTACACCAATGTTCTTAACTGCTTTTGCTGTAAATACAAATTCACCATCTGATAAAAGTGCTGGAATGGAGTCGGAAGTTCCTGTACCTGGTCCTTCAACTTCTCCTTTGTCTGTAAATTCTGTTGCAACTAATTTAGGAATAATTGCTTCTAATTCTGGATGCATATCTACTGCATCATCTAAAATCTTTTCTTCTTCATCTGATAAAGCTGAAGTATCTATGATAGCATCCATGTCACCATAATCTTCTTCTTCATCTTCTTCCATAGGTACTTCTTCTTCCATACCCATAGGTTCTAATAAACTAATATCTTCTTCCATAGAAACTTCTTCTTCCATGTCTTCTTCTTCCATTGGAACTTCTTCTTCCATGTCTTCTTCTTCTACAACATCACCTTCAGCATAAGCTTGATAGTCAGGTTGTTGAGCATACTTCTCAGTTACTTGTCCACCTAAAGCCATTTTAGGTTTAACATTTTTAGAAGCTTCATATTTTTCTAACTGCTCTTGTTGTTGTGCTGTTAAATCTATTCCTGATTGTTCTAATGCTTTAAGCTGTTGAAATTTTCTTTCTTCTATTTTAGATAAAACAGAATCACCTTCAGCATAATTTTTTCTAGGTACAAGTAAACCACCTTTATTTAATCTTGTTTTATTAGGGGACATAATTCTAGAAGGTAAACCTTGTCTAGTAGATTTAGGAGTAGTAATATCATACGCACCCATTAAATCTTCTTTAGCAATGTATGGAGGTTGTGACATTAAACCACCAGTAGCCATTTTAACTGCTTTTATTTTTTTCATAAATTATTATCTCCGTATTGTTATTATAGCAACAGAAAAGTTATTCGTCAACTGTTACTCTGCTAATTCTCTAACCTGCGTTTGTAGGTTCTTCAACTTGTCCAGTAAATTCCATCTCCCCTGGCATTGGTGTATTACCTGGTCCGATTGAGCCTTCGCCATTTCCTGAGCCGTCATTTCCTGGAGCTTGTTCAGGTAGTCCACCCATACCTGCCATTCCTCCGAGTTGACCAGACGCATCAGTTGGAGTGCCATTTGTTTTGTTAACATTTTGTAGTCCTATTATTTTAGCATAAATTTCTGCTTCATCTTTAGTATTCATTATTTCTTCAGGGTCTAAATCTAAAGAGTATGCTAACTCTTTAATGACTTCTGACATTCTAACAAATGGAGCAATAGAAGGATTCTGTACAGTTTGTAAGAACATAGTTAGTCTTTGAGAACGAACTTCTTTCTTCATCAAACTAGAAGAACCTGTAGCCTTAATTTCTAAATCACCTCTAATTGGCAAGTCACCTTCATAGAATTGCATATTCCATTGGAACATTGCTTGTCCTAAAGGTTTAATTAGTTGGTCATCTATATTTTTAATTACTGTTTTAATATTTAAAGATGCTGCACCCATCAACATTGACATACCTGAAGCAGTTCTAGTCATACTTTGTACACCAGTTTGACCATGTGAATAGGATGGTAAACCAGTTGATTCATCTGCTAGTTGTCTAAACTTATCAAACATCTGCATGTTTTCTACTGCAGTATTTGGAAATTTAATTCCGTAAATAGATTGTCCTGGAACACCAGATTGTCTTTTAAATATTTTACCTGGATATACTTCCATACTTTGATTAGATGATAAAGCTGTTTCATCTACATCAAATACTAAGTTACCAGCTAATGCTAAGTTATCAATTGCCATTCTTGCATGACCATTCATAATCTGTTGTGCATCATCCATGTTTTCTGGAACACCGATACCAAAAAATGTATATGGATTTTTTTCATATACAAAAGCTTGATAAGGATTTCTAAAAGGTTTAAATGGATTCTCTACTAACCTAATAATTTTTCCTCTGTGCATCCAAATATTAACTTGGACTTCTGCACTATCATCAATATCTTCATCAACACTAAGACCTTCTTCTCTTGCAGCCATTGCATTGATTGTTCCCCAGTATTCTAAAACTTCAAATCTATTATGAGTAATATCTGCGTAATGACTTTTCTCTAAATCAATATCAGTTTCCCATTCTTTTTTATTATAGTTAGCACCCATCTTTAAACATTCCATGATAGCTTCTTTTTTAAAGAAAGGTCTATTTGCTAAATCTAAAAATTGATGTCTATTTAATCTGTGTCGTTGGATAATAAATTCTGCTTCATCCATACTTCTTGCATTAGGGTCTGGATAAAAATCCCAGATACTAACAAATTCTACTTTAGGAACTTTAACTATTTCAGGAACGTATTCTCTACCGTTACCTGTATTCGCATACTTGTGTAAAGTTTTGTTATAAGTAAAAGGTCCTTTAATAATTCCTGTACCTAATAGACAAGCTTCAAAGATTGCATTACGCAAAGCAATACTTCCATCTGATTCTTCTATCTGGTCATGAATTAATTTTTCTAATCTTCTCGCTGCAATCTGTGCAGGTTTAATCTGTGGCATCTCAGGAGATGGTGCTGGTCCTTCTGTTAAATCAGCTTCTTCATATTCTTCTTGAAGCTCTCCTAATTGTAATTCGTTTATTGTATTAAAGGTTGCACCCTTTGGTAATTCTCTTCCATCACCAGGAAAACCTAAACCACTTACTTCAGGTTGCATAGACATTTGTTGTCCAGGCATGTAATCCATATTTCCTTCAACACCAGGAATAGGATTTAAATTTTCATCACCTTGTTTTTCTTTTAAAGGATTAAGGTGAGCATACTCTGCAATACCTTCAGGTACTCTTGTTTCTTGAATTGTTAATGGAAATTTATTTGCACCGAATAGTACATCAATTAATTGTCCGTAAGCTGCAAGTACTTTTGTTTTAGTTACCTTAACAAAGACTCTTGACTTTTCGTTTTCTCTAAACTTAACATCTTTGAAATAACGACCTCTATAATTGTGGTACGATTGTAACCATCTTAGTTCGTCATCTCTTCTAGTAGTTTCACACTCTTGAAATTTAGATTGTACAATTCCTACTAAAGCTGATTGAGATTTATTTTCTTCCATTTCGTTGTCTTCATTCGGAATAGAAGTATCTAATTCTTTTGAGCTGTAATCAGCCATAAATGTAAACCTTTAGTTAATAAGTAATTACCTATAATAATACACTTTTTTCTTTAGTTTGTCAACTTATTTTTTTAATTTCTATAATAACACTTGTAGGGATAATAGTTACATTCCCAAGTTCTTCTATATCTCCTGATTTATCTATAGCATAGTCAGCAAAGATTCTAGTGATACCTTTTGTTTGAGAAAGTAAATGTCCTTTCGTATTACATTCAGGTAATTCCATAGCCATTAAATCATCTATACTCATCCATGATGAATCACTAGTTATATCATACCATCGTATTTCTACTAAAGGATATTTGTCTATATCGGTTTTACTTTTCTTACCTAGCTTAATCTTTCTTTTTACCATTAAACCCTTTCGTAGCTTTTCCATATGGATTAAAACTTCCTTTACCTTCTACCTTAGCATCTCTACACCAATCTGTAAATTGGTCTTTCATTCCATTACCATCTGAGTATCTAAACATATTCATTTTAAATACTTGTTCTACATTGTCTTGTTTTAGATATTCTATGAGTTCTTCGTAGGTCATAACTTCATCATATTCTTCATTGGTCTTTGTGTTTTTAAAAGTATATAATGGCATATTAATATCCAAAAGTTGGGTCAGCAGGTACAAATCGTTTTAATGTATTCATATCCTCCCAAGCTGTTCTTGATTTAGGTCTTGACATGACTAAGTATCGTAATGCATCATAAGCATGGTCAGAAGCTTTTGTATCTACATCCTCAGGTTTATTAGGGTCTAAAGGAATAGATTGTAATTCTCTAATTAAATTAGGACAAGTTTTAAATATCTGCATTTTAGGTCTTCCATTATCTGCAATCTTTAATCTCTCATGTATTTGTATCTTACCCTGTATTCTGTTCTTATCTGCCCTTCTAAGCTTATGTCCTGCTCTGGATAGTACTTCCCCTACCGTTGGACCAGTAGAGCCTGTTCTAGCCCATGCTGCTCCGTCTAAGACCCCATTTACAGACAGTCTGTCCTCTTTCTCAAACTCAAATATTCGTAAAGCTAAATCTTCACCTGTTAAACCTTTTTGATATAATTCTCTATAAACAATTAATGTTTCATCACTAGGGTCTATTGCAGCCCAGATACATGCTGATTCTGCTGCATAACCATAGTCAATTCCTTTTACTCGTTCCCAATGTCTAGGTAATTCAAATGGGTCTATGCAATGTGTATCATAATCAAACTCAACAAAAGCAGCTCCTTCGGCAACATCCCAGTTTCCTTCTAGTAATTGTTTTCTTTGTACTGGTGGTAAAGACATAAGCATTTGCTCATACTTACCATCTGCTGCAAGAAAAGGATTATCTTCTAATCTTGCTGGTATAAACTTTCTTGTTATTTTATCTTGTCCTATAAAAGATTCGTTAGGAGGACTAGGGTCTAGATATCTTTTTTTAACCCAATGTCCTCCAACCCCTCCAGGGTTTGCGGTACACCGAATGTAGCATTGTATTTGATTATTAGTTGTTCTCAATCGTGATTGCAAATACTGCAAGGGAAACTCTGTAGGATATTGTGTTAACTCATCTATTCCAATCCATGTATAAGATTGTCCTTGATATCGGTAAACATCAGCATCCCTATCTAGATAACCAAACTCTAAGGAAGCTCCACTTGGAAACCTCCAGGTCTTTTCTACTTCTCTAAACTTTGCACCAACAAAAGCTTTAGGATATAGTTCTCTAGATTTATCTATTAATTCTCTTAACTCAGGCATAGACTTTCTAAGTAACAAAGCTCTATGTTCTTTAAAGTGCATATACCTTAATGGGTCAACTAACATGGCATAGGATTTACCACCACCTGCTGAACCACCATATAAAACATCCTGTTCACCTGCAGCTAAGAAATCTGTTTGTGGACCAGGGTTTGCTTTGAAGACTACTCTTGTTTCATCTTCTTGTATTAAATCTTTTACAGATTGTGGTAAAGTATCATATTCTTTTGCATCAACAACAGTACCTTTTTTATCATTAGGCTTTTGTTGTTCTGCTTGTTGTACTTTACTCAATACTTCTTTTTTCTTAGATAGCTTATAAGATTTATTCTCTAGTTTCTTTCTAAGCTTTTCAATCTCTCGTTCTTTTTCTTTAACAGCTTTTCTTGCTGCTAACTTAGCTTTATGTTCTGCTCCAAAGTTATATTGTCTAGGCATTGCTCTTACTTAACAAACCATTCGGATTACTTGGTGAAGGTCTATCTGTATCTTTGTCAATGATTTTTTTTAATCCCATTGCTGATAACTTTCTTCCTGTTTGATGTTCTAATATTTCTACTGCACCTCTTAAGGAGAATGCCCCAGCTTTCACACCTTCTTTAGCATCTTCTAAAGCTTTAATCTCTGTTTCTATTGGTTCTAAACTCTTATCATCTTTTAATCTATATCCATAAGGTATAGTTGAACTTCTTCTTTTATTTATCATCGGTTTCTACATCCTCTGCATTCACATCTATGACGGCTCTCTTTTCAGGCAACAAGAATATTCCTCCTGCTGCAGTATGAGTTACATCTAGCTTTTCTCTTTTAGCAATACCTACTCTGTCTAATAGAGTCTGTGCTGCTTGTAACTTAGCGGATACTTGTGGTATAGGGTCGTCACTCTCTAGAATCTCTACAAGTTTCTCTGCTGCTCTAGGTGCAGACTTAGCTAATATCTTATTGGCAACATCTATAATCTCCTCTTTCAGAGAGTCCACAACGGCTGATGCTGATGTTTCCGCATAACCTGCTATTACTAATGCTTGTTTAATGTTTCCTCTAGCTTGTCCTGATAAAGCATCTAGGAAAGCTTGTTGTTGTTCTGTTAGTTTTCTTTTAGTGGGAGTTCCTGGTAGAAAGTTATTATTCATATGATACTATTATAGCATATATAAATCTAGTTGACAACATAAATATTTTTTATTTTAGAGTTGACGAATGTAAAGAATGGGTGTATAATAACTATAGTTGCTCTCCAGGGGGTAAAGCATATACATAGATTAAATAATTACTACCTCTGGGGCAGTCCAGCAATATAGCAATCCCCATATCTTTAAAGCAGGGCGACTCCCATCTAGTTTACAATCAAAACCTTTCCAAAATGTATAAGCAGTATATACACTACCACCCCCACCCCCCATGGCTCTTATGTACCCCTTTTGTTCTTATCCTTAAGTGTTCCTGTAATGTTCTATTTAACTATTTTATTATCTTCCAATATATCTGTCTCTTATACACATCTGACGCTGCCGACGACTCCTTACGTGT